CCCTCCAAAACGCTGGTCCTGAACGACTTGCCGTATAAGAGAGGCACCACCCAGGTGGAATCAACCGTAAGGATAACCGAGCCGGAAGACACTGTGAAGCCCGGCTTAGTGACATGGTTGGTTTCAAACCGCCCGCGACTCCTGACCCCCGTGGTCCCTGCCAGGTCCCAGCGTAATCTTTATATCGCGTTGGCCGGCAGGGGCGCGGCGTTTAGGGGAAGACAGCCACAGGTGTATAGGGCTCCTCTGAGAGACCAAAATGCCGCCCTCCGACGCCTTCATGGGCTCTTCAGAACCGTGCTTCTTGGCGCGAATGGAGTCCCTGAGGTGGCCCCCGAGGACGTGTATACAGACCCAAGGGAATGGGTCGCAGGTTTCCCGAGAGGCCGACGAGCGGAATATCTCCGGGTGATAGACGACGCTTTGGCGCTGACTGACGATGACCTCATGGAAATCGCAGCCACACAGATCCAGGCACGACTCATCCTCCGGTACCCGCTCTTCAATGCCGATTTATTCGGTGTACGCCGACGTGGCCACCAAACTGTACAACGCGCTTTCGGGCACGTCCGCCAACTGGCAAGAAGGGCTGAGACTCCACAGCAACGCGAGCAACGTGAGTCTATCTTTACCTCGTCAGTGTTTCTTAAGGTAGAGAAGCTAACCAAAAGGAACTTCTTTGAGCAGGACGAAGTCCAGCCTCGGTTGATTATCGGGGTCAACGAGCGCTACAACCTGCACCTAGTCAAGTACTGCGGGCCTATGTTGACAAAGGCCCTAGCTTGCGTGTTCATGGAAAAGACCAACATCGTCTGGACCTATGCCTTCACGGCGGAACAAATTGGTGCATGCTTGCAGATATTCCTAAGGGACGGCTACAAACCAGACACCAAAGAAGAGTGTGTTGTAAATGAGCCGTACCAGGACGGAGGAGAGTGGGTGTTTGGATCATCGGACATTTCCCGCTGTGATGCGGACGTTGGCCCGGTGGTCTACGCGGCCTTTGCCGACATCCTAAATACCCTCCGATTCCCAAGGTGGATCCAGGCCTGGGTATGGGCCTTAATCCAACTCCGAGGAACTTCGGGCGGTATCACATATACCATAGCCTACCTAAACCTCAGCGGGGTGCTCATCACCACGCTCCTGACCCTGATTGCCCAAACCATCGCTGTCCTTATCGGCACTGCGGAGGCTATCGAAGAGGTCGGCGAGCCCGTGACGACAGACACCTTGATTGAGTATGGGGGCTTGGAGATGATGCTTGGCGACGACAACTTTAGCGCCTACGCCCAAGACAACCTCAGCGTGAAGAGGAAAGTGACTGCAGCCTACGCTAACATAGGATTCAAAATCAAATCCCAGCGGAGCACCAAACTGCACGACCTTGACTACCTCAGCCACCTCTTCCTCCCGACCGGAAGAGGCCTGGTTCTCGCCCCAATGATAGGTCGATTCTTCTGCAAAATCTTCTGGGCGGATGTCCCAATGCAAGAGCAGCACAAAGCAGCCCACCTCAGCGGTGTGATGGCTGGCTGGTACAGGTG